GCGGTCATAATTAACAGCCGGTTCAGTGGCATCTTGAAAGTTCTGTTCTCGTATCATATTTTATCCTATTTTGATAGTTAATTTCTTCGTAATCGGCTGCTAATCATACCGCCAGACCGTTAGCGGTGATTAAACCTTGCACTTTAAACTTTAAACTTTAAACTCTGAACTCTCCGGTTCCTCCCACAGCGCGTCGGCCAGGCCTTCAACCACGGTTTGAAATCCGTTATTTGTGCGGAATACATCAACAAAGCGGCCAGTTTTGCTTTTTACCAGTACCGGTATGTTCAGCCGTATGTACTTGCGTAGTTCCTGTTTCGTTTCAAATTTTTTCATTGTTCCTTTTCTTTCAACTTTCAACTTTAAACTTTAAACTCTCCAATGCTTCAGCAAGCGGAACCTGCGTTGTTTTCTTCACCTGCTGTTTGCCGGTTCCTTTGCACATGATGCAATTTTCGGTAAACTTACGCCCCTGGAATGTGCGTGTTTTTTTGCCGGCTCCTTTGCAGGTATCGCACCACTTTAGGGTTATTGTTTCTTTTGTTACGAGGTAGGTTGTGGTCATTGTGAAATAATTAAAGGCAACCATTTGGCACGAAAGCTGCGATTTGTTTCCAACAGGTTACCAACTGTTTTGCAGGCGTGAATAACGGTTGCGTGGTCTTTACCGCCAATATTTCGACCAATAACTGCCAGGCTTTCTTTTGTGTTTCTTTTGGCCAGGTACATGGCCACCTGCCGGGCTTCAACAATTTCGCGCTTGCGGGTTTTTTCTTTTATCGCATCTGCCGGAATACCAATAAAGTGGGCAACCTTATTTAATTCATCCAAACTGTTTCTTTCCTGGCTTTTGCTAATAGCTGAAGACAAAACAACAATCAGTTTTTTAGTGCCAATCTCTTTTAAGCCAATAAAAAACAGTTTAATTAGTGTTGCATAATCTGCAATTCTATTTACTTTCATGCTCTACTCTTTTTATTGTTCTTGGTTGAATGTCATATCCTTTTCCGGGGCCTGATGCAGAAAAAAGTCCGCCAAAGTTGCTTACATAAGCAAACGATAGCAACCACTTCGGGCGTTGGTGAAAAAGGTCTTGCTGGGTAGCTTCCACGGTAGGGTCGTACACTTCAAAAAGCAGGTCGTTTCCTATTTTTCCGAGGTAGGTCATATAACCAACCGTAAGCATGAAGCTTGTGCGGTTGTTTCCGCTGTTGAAACCGACAATTTTGTCGCCTGGTTTCATCTCCTGGTCGTAAAGCAAAACCGGTTCCTGCTCTATTCTGCTGAGGTCATGGTCTTCGAATCCGTAATAGTGAAGGCCTTGCGTAAAGCAACCCACGAGGTTTTCGGTATATCTGTAAACTTCTGCCATGTCATTAAACATTAAACTTTAAACTCTAAACTTGTACCCGGTAGCGGTCTCGAACCGCTAATTTTCCCTATAAAAATCGGGACGTGTTGGCCAGTTACACTAACCGGGCAAAAAGCCGGGAGTGAAGAAAGTATGTTCAATCAAGTTCAATTTAATCCCTCCCGGCTGGTGATGATAAAGAACGCCCGCGATTGGCTCGCGGTGGGCCATCGTTTGTTATGGTTCAAAAATTTTGTGCTTATCTACTTTCAGCCTTATCAGGGTTCGGCTATCCATAAGGGTAACTATACCGTTTCCCACCTTTTCAACGATTCCGTCAGCCGGTTCCTGCCCGTTAATGTAAACCACGCGCTGCCCTGGTTTAAGGTTAGCCCTGAACCGTTCCGTCCGAACATCGTGCAGCCATATAAGCACAAAGGCGGTAATAAGAATAACCCCCAGTACTGCTATTAAAAGAATACTTAAAGCGCCCATCATAACCGGTTAAATGAAGGTTCAATCCGGCGCCACACGCCCAGCTCGGTGCGTTCGTAAAAGTAGAAGTTGACGGCAGTGCCCTCGGTAATGTTGCTTTCTTTAAACAACTGCATAATGTCGGAGTACTCCTGTTTGTTGAACTTCTGTTCGAGGTCGTACAGTTTGCTGATGCTTTTGTAGTCGAGGTCTCCATACCGGTTGCGTTCGAGCAGTGTCATTCCCAACTGATACATGGGGTCGTCGGCTCCTTTGTCGCTTTTTTTAATCCAGGCCTGCAAAAACTCAATGAGCCGGGCAGCGGCAATATCGGCCCTTTCGTCAAATTTTTTCACCTTGTTTACCTTCACCTCAACTTTAAAATTACTTTCCTTTAAAGTGAACGAAAGCTGGTCGCTGCTGCGCAGTTTGCCATATTCGGACATCACTTCTTTAAAGGCCTGCGTTTCGTTAACTACAAAATCGAACAAAGCCTGCACGTCGCAGGTAACGCTGCGCACATTATGCTCAATTTTTTGTACTACCTCGGCACGGATGCTTTCGTAAGCTTCGCGGCGCTTCATCTCCTGCTCGTGCTCCTGCTTCCTTTTTTCTTCGAGCAATACGGCCAGTTCCTCGGAGGTAAGTTTTGAAATGTCGATTGTTTTTTCCATTGTTCCTGTGTTATATATTAATAATTAAGCATTTGAAATTCGAAGTAATTGAGAAACCGGGTTTCGGCTTCTTCGGGGCGACGCAGGGTATAGTCATTTCTGCCGATGTTGAAAATGGTAGTCTTTTCTTGTTTAAGCGCTTCCTTGTCGGCCTTCACAACATCTGTGTGTAGTGGAAATTGAAACCCAAATTTTTCGGCAATGGCCAGCATCAGGTTTTCTTCATATTCCCTGTATTTTGGAATGAAATATTTTATAGGTGAAGGAATGTCAACGAGGTATGCTTCGCTGGCATCATGTAGCAAAGCAGCTAACTTGTGTTTGTGACTTACAAGGTTGGCTACTAATAAACTGTGCTCGGCAACGCTGTAAAATTGCCTGGTGTGGCCACCAAACCGACATAGGTTTGAAAGCGCATGGGCAATATCTTCAATGCAGATAAGTTCAGGGTCGGGTTCAAACACGTTAATCATTTTCCCGGTAAACGTCCGGATCATCCCTGGCTCAACGGCAGGCATTTTTTGTGACTGTAAACTATTTTCTTTCATTTAAATTGATTTTAAAAGTTGATTAAATGCTGTTTCAACAGTGTTTTTTATGTCATCGGAAATGGGCGCTATAATTTGTTTGAGCCTGATTTCCGATACCTTTCCGAAGAGTTTTGTAGCTTCGATGTACTTCCCGTCGATGTGCACGGCATCGGCGGTGTATTCGTTCCATTCGTCGCGGTTGTGGTAGGCAGGCCCCCACTTTCCGAAGGTGCCCTGAATGACTTCGAATCCGTTGTTTTCGAAGAATTGCTTGATTTCGGCTGGCGAAAAGAATATTTGTAGTACCATAATTTTTTAGCTTTTAGCTGTGAGCCGCGAGCTGCGGGCTTTTTCAGCCTGTTTTAAAACATCATTTACTTTTCGTGTGCCGCGTTCCTGGGGAACGATGTACGAATTGAAGGCGTAGGCCGGGATTAACATGGTATGTTTTCCTCTATGCCTTTCGAGGTATTGATTCCTGCCGGTAAGCAAATTTTGATACACTGTCCGGCCTTTTTTATCTTTGCCGAGTTTCACCAGGGTGGCCCCCTTGGGTTGACTGCTGTGAGTTTTTCTCCTCATTCTTCTAAATTGTGATGTGCTCATACTTTATTTTTTAAAAGGTAATTGTTCGATGTTGTCGGTGTATTCGTCGCGGAACCACTCGCCGTTCAGTCGCTCTTCGCACACGCGCAGGCGGTGGCTCAGTATGTTAACCTGGCGGCTGATTTGTTCGTTCCAGCCTTTCAGTAACTCGCTATTGAGCTGCTCTATGCGTTCTTCCAGTTCCTGCTTGCGCAGCGTAAGGTCGTGCTGTGTTTCAATTTTTCTCATTGGTTTGCAATTTTTCAAGTTCGGTGCGCGGCCCCGGTACCGACAGGCATTTGTTGAATGTGGAATAGCTCATGTTGAAATTTGATTTTTCGCCGGTTATTACGTTGTCGTAAATCCAGCGCTGGGTGTAGCCCATGCCGGAGCGGCCAAATTTTTTCACGATATCCTGAACCGCAATAACCGTGTGCAGGTAGTTTATGCGGCGCGTAATGCTGCCTTTCCGGTATGCTTTTCGCACACTCATTCGCTGTCGCTGTTTTTCCATAACTTCACTATTCCTTCTTTCGAGAAAAGTATCCACCACAGGCTGTAAATGACGTATGATGTGGTTGCCAGCAGGATTAATCCTTCGATAATAATTCGTATCATGGCTGTTTATTTAGTTAATTACAAGCTTCCAAATGATTTAATACCTGTTCTTTAAATTCGGCCACTCCCACGCGGGTGCGGCTTTTCTTTATCCAGCCGTAATAGAGGTCGCGCAGGCGCGAAACGGGTATCTTGTTAAAATTATCGTAACCGCTTGCGCGGCAGGCAATGGCTTTTACCTTATCGATGTCGGCCTGGTAGTTGATGGAACGGCACCAGCCGAATATTGCGGCAATGAGGCGTTTTCGCCACTTGTCGGCTTCGCCGGTAAGGTTATCAACTGCATGTTGCAGCTCTTCCTCGCTTAAGTCGCGGGTGCTTTTAACGCCAAAACTTTCGAGTATATCTGGCTTTTGTTTTATCATGCCATTCTGCTTCAGTTCGATGTGAAAGCGCTGTATCAGCTTCTTTTTCCGTGCGGATAGTTTAATTTCAGTCATTTTATTCTGATTTTAAGTAATATGCCTGGGCCTTTTCAGGCCATATATCGTAATGAGAACCGCCGCCGTAGCGCGACTGCGGGAAAACGCGGAATTGCTGTACGAAGAGTTTTACAAAAGAGCGGTAGCGGATAGCCTGGGCCAGTGAACCTTTGGGTTCTTTGCCCTGGACGTGGGAGGTAAAAATGAACAGTTTGCCGGGGAATTCGGCGAGCAGGTCGATGTAGTCGGCCTCTGTAAACCCTTTCATAAACTGAACGGAGTCGAAAAAAACAAAGTCGGGCGCATTGCGTTTCGTCAAGTACTGCCTCACCGTTTCAAGCGGTTCGTTGTCGAGCAAATAAACACTACCTTTTCTCTCTTCCATCCGCTCGGCAATGAAACCTTGTTTAATCGACTCCGATTCTCCTTCCTCTAAACTATCAATATATACTCTCCCAAAATTTCCGAGGTATTTAGCCAGTTGCAGCATAAATCGGGTTTTGCCCTGCGAGCTGTCGCCAAAAATCATCCATGAACCTTTTACTTCGGGGCAGCCAATAAGGGCTTTGAACTGCCCTGTAAAATCGAGCACGTTGAATTTTTTACGGTAGAGGTCGGTTACCGTAATGGGGCGGCGCAGCCTGGTATTTTGGATTTGTTTAGTCATTTAATTCCTGCATTTTTGCCATTTCAACCGGAATGCGGCGAAGGCTGTAGTTTGTAGCTGCAATTAACCGCTGTATATCGGTAGCGCCATTCACTTTGCCAATCTGGGCAATTTGTTTGGCCTGGAACTTTTCAAAGTCCTTGTCGTTTACAGGGGTAATGCGCTGGTAACGGTTGCCGAGCCTTGAAAACAATTCGGCAAAACCCACTTTATCAAGGTCTTTATAGCGTTCAATTTTCCGCTCAACGCCTTCGGCCCCCATGGCTATCCAGCCCACGTTGCCTTCGGTTTCGTTCCAAAGCGATTTGTGCTCCAGGTACGATTCGTAATTCATGTCGCCGTATTCGTCGAGAATGATTAGCGGCGATGGGTAAGCTGAATTGAGGTAATTTACCAGCGCGTCGAACACATCGGTGTATCGGCCTTTGTTGTTGATACCAAATTCGCGCGCAATGGCCCGGATGAAAAGCTGTTTGGTTTTAACGCGGCCACAATGAATTCGGACGGCGTTCCGGTGTTCGCGCACATACAATTTTGCGGTTTGCGTTTTGCCGATATCGGGCCGGTCGAAAATCATTCCTGAAACGGAATACTTCTGCGCAAACTCGAGCTTTTTCCAGATTGAATTAAACACATCAGTGCGGGCTATTTCAAGCCTTTTACGTCCGTTTAAATCCACGTCGTAAACGTTGGCAATGAGCATCCATTTTTCGTCGGATAAAACCCCATCCAAATCGGGCTTTTCCTTTTTCAGGCGACTAAGTTGACTGGGAGAAGTACCAAGTACGCGGGCCTGCTGTTTGGCTGACGCGTAAATATTCTCGTACTTTTTAATGGCGTCAATAATCTTTAGTTTCGCATCGTTGGTCATCATAATTAAAAATCGTTTAAAGCGTTATTATTAAAGTCGATATCGTCGTAATCGTCGGTGTCTTTGGTGGCCGGTACAAAAGTTTCGGCTGCTGTGTCGGCGTCCATGCTTTCGGGTTCCGGTTCATTGTCTTTTATAATAAGTTTGGCAATTCCGTTTTTACCTTCCTTCACCATGGCCCGGTGTTTCGAAACGTACTTCGCCTGCTCGGTGTAGGCTTCGGCATCGCTGCCGTCGTCGTCCCATTCGGCACGGGCAGTGCTGTATTTTTTAATTTTTGCACATTCGCAGATGTAAGTACCGCCCTGGTACAGGTAAACCGTGTCGATAATGCCTTCTTCGTTGGGCAGGTAGTAAGCCGAAACGCGCAGGTTGTTTGGTCTCAGTTTGGCCAGTATGGCCGGGTGCGGCAACTGGTATTTTTCGTACATAACGGTAACATACTGACTGCGGCGGATGCTTGTTTCGGTAACATATCCAAGCATACGGTTCAGCAGGGCCTTATCTATGCGCGGAGCATCGGGGTTCACGTTGTTTAAAAGCACCTGGAGGCGTGTTTGGCCTTTAAATTGCGGGTGCTCCTCGTTGTGCTGCTGAATAATAGTGAGCAAATCTTCGGCAACTGCCTTTTCGTAGGTGCGGTCATGGTTCTTAATACGCATTCCATCGGTATTCCATTCTCCTACCTGTGGCGGGCGGTTGGCTTCCAGCTTGCTGTAAAAGCGACCAATGTACTCCTGGTTGTCCTTTTCGGCCCCCAGTTTTTTCAGTCGAATGCCTGTTTCCGCCCACTTTTCCTGCGAGTTGCCGGGGTTACACCAACGGACATATTGAAACAGGCCGTTTTCGCCCAGTATCGAATTGCGCAGATTGTTCATCAGGTGTTCCTCCACTTCTACTTCCATAGGCACGCCCAGCCCGTGCTGGTCGAGAAAAACAAACATGTTGCGGAAGCATTCCACCACCAAATCCATGTTTTTATCGCGGCTGTAGGCGCGGCCCAATATGCACCCGCTCATGGTGTCGAAGGCGTAGTAAGCTATTGCGTCGCTGTTTGGTATGTCGCGGTCGTCCATCGAAATTTTCGACAGCGAAAACTTCGCTTTGTCTCGATGGTGGTGAGGTTCGTGTTTATCTTTGTAGTATTTGGCATCGTTTCGCAGACGGTCAACAATGACCCGGTTGCCGGGTTTGTTCACAATCTGCCAAACGGTAGCTTTCGAGAGCTCTTTTTTGTTTCCGTTTTTGTCGGTAAAGTCTGAATCGGCGGGGTTGTAAATTTCGCCGGTTCCTTTGTCGATAATCGATTTGTTGCCGTGCAAAAATTCGAGGTAAAGTTGATGTACTGCCTTTGCATAAGGCTTATTTTTCATGGCATATAGCGAAAGCAGCAGGGTTTCAATTTTTGGGGTTACCAGCCGGGCATTGGTGTTGTTGCTGTTGTGTTTAACAAGGCTTTCGTAACCGTTGGACAGGTAGTCTTCAAGCTTTTGGCGAAGGCGGCGCGGGTTGACAGGTAAATTGTTCTCGAACGGAATGACTTTTTCGCCGTGTAGTATTACCGGCTCATTGGCTTGCTTGACCACTGTAACCGCCTGTGCGTAAAATTCGGAATACTGGGGTCGTTTGCCCCGTTCGGCCCGCGCCTGTGTATGGTTTTCGAGCGATTTTTTAAGCGCGTTTAAAATACAGGCGTTGTTGGCCCACAAAAGGATGTTGTTCTGGCGCTCGATGGGTATGGGTGAACCATCGGGGTAGCGGTAGTTGGAGAAAAACTCGAAAGCTTTGTAATCGACTTCTATTTTGGCTCCAAGCGGTTTCTTTTTCACCAATGTGTAAGGGTTGCCGCCGAAGTAATCTTCCACTTTGC